ATCTGGATCATTGGTCGTAGACAGAACAAGACTGGTACCGAAGTCATGGGTTATGATTTTGTCATCAAGGTTGAGAAGTCTCGCTTTGTCAAAGAGCAGTCTAAGATCCCCATCACTGTCTCGTGGGAAGGTGGTATCGATGAGATGTCTGGCTTACTTGATGTTGCAATGGCGAGTGGTGATGTTGTTAAACCATCTAACGGTTGGTATCAGAAAGTAGGTGAAGAGAAGAAGTATCGTCTTGCTGATCTTGATCGAGATTTTTGGGCACCTATTCTGGCTCAAGAAAGTTTCCAAGAGTATGTTACCAAAGCATTCTCTGTAGGATCTGAAACGGTCGACCTTGGTATCGAGGTAGAGGGGGAACAGTGAAAGAAGGTTTAGATTATGATCTTGTCCCTGTCGAAGGAAGCGGCAAACAAGCATGGGACGTAAGACTCCTCACGGGTGATTATCCGGAGACCGTTATACGATATGGTAATATTGCCTTTGATGGAGATAATGGTTGCCTTAACTTTAATTTTGTGATAGAATCTACACCTGATGGCGATTTAACTGAAGAGAACGTTGATCTACAAAATCATGTAGGTGATGTCCTTGAAGCCATTCTAGCAGATGCCGCCGAAGACGGATCACTACAATACGGAGATGAAGTTGAAAATAGATCTTGAACAAACTATCCTGAGAAACATGCTTACTGATGAAAAGTATATGCGTAAAGTCATACCATTCATCAGACCTGATTTCTTTGAGGGTGTTTACAGATCATTGTTCGGTGAGGTGATTAAGTTTGTTCAGAAGTATAACAAACTACCCTCACTGGATGCTTTCAAGATTGAAATAGATCAGTCTAATAAATTTACAGAACAAACATATACCCATGCCCTTGACATTCTACCTGCTATCTTTGAGAAGAAAGAAGAGAATGAAGAGTGGTTGTTAGACACCACAGAGAAGTGGTGCCAAGATAGAGCGGTCTATCTTGCTATTATGGAATCCATACAGATTATTGATGGCAAACACGAGTCTGCAACCAAAGACGCATTGCCCGATATTCTACAGAATGCATTGGCGGTGTGCTTTGACACCAACGTTGGTCATGACTACCTTGAGAACGTTGATGAGCGCTACGCCTTTTATCATGAACAGGAAGAACGTATTCCTTTTGACCTAGAGTACCTTAACACCATAACAAAAGGTGGTTTGCCCAACAAGACGCTGAATATTGCGCTGGCAGGTACGGGTGTAGGTAAATCATTGTTCATGTGTCATGTCGCCGCCAATGCACTTTCTCAAGGTCGCAACGTCCTATACATCACCCTGGAGATGGCAGAGGAGCGCATTGCTGAACGTATTGATGCGAACTTGATGAACGTGCCCATTGATCAACTTGACCATATGTCAGAAAAGATGTTCAAAGATCGTGTAGGTAAGATTGCATCCAGCACTCAAGGCAAACTGATCATCAAAGAGTATCCAACTGGTGCGGCTCATACTGGTCACTTTCGTGCATTATTGAACGAATTAAAGTTAAAAAGAAAGTTTGTACCCGAAATTATCTTTATAGACTATCTAAATATATGTGCAAGCGCAAGAATGAAGAGTATGGGCGGTGCTATTAATTCATACACTTACATCAAGTCTATTGCAGAAGAGATGCGAGGTCTTGCTGTTGAGTTCAATTTACCTATTTTCTCAGCGACACAGACCACCAGATCTGGTTACGGTAACTCAGATCCTGGCTTAGAGGATACATCTGAATCGTTTGGCTTGCCGGCGACAGCGGATTTAATGTTTGCTCTTGTCTCTAATGAAGAGATGGACAAGTTAGGTCAGATCATGGTGAAACAGTTGAAGAATCGTTACAATGATCCCAGTGCTAACAAGCGATTTGTTGTTGGTGTAGACAGATCAAAGATGCGATTGTTTGACGTAAAGCAGGAAGAACAGACCTTGACCAAAGAAGAGGATGATATTCCAGTTTTTGAAAAGACCAGAGCAGGCGAAAAACTCAAAGGAATACGATTCAATTAGGAGATTCGCATGGACCCATATCTACACACAGTTATCGCGGTTGGTTTAATGGCTGCCTGTTATTACGCAGGAAAGTTCTTTGGTAAAGAAGAGGGAATACTCCACGTTTGGGGTACTATTCTACAAGCATTTGATGCAAAAGAAATTGAAATCAACGAAGAAGGTGAGATCGTCGTCACCTATGACGACGGCAGTGAAGAAACTCTTAACTAAAATTGGTAAGATATGGCAGTATTCGCTTGGCGGTTACTCCGACGATAAGACAGAACCCTATGACATTTACATCACTGTAGTCAGAACTCTGATAGTAGGTGTAAACTTCATGACTTGTTTTTTTATTATGGCAAACGTTGTTCACAACTGGTAATAGATTATGATAGTAGGATTTACGGCTAGTGCCTTTGATCTTCTCCATGCGGGGCATTGTGCTATGCTCCGTGAAGCCAAGAATCAGTGTGACTATCTGATATGTGGGTTACAGGTTGATCCAACTATTGACCGACCCGAGAAGAATAAACCTATTCAGACTGTTGTTGAAAGATATGCTCAGTTGAATGCTATTAAATACGTAGATGAAATCATACCCTATGTCACTGAACAAGATCTTGAAGACATCTTGACAATGTACGAAATTAATGTTAGAATAATTGGTGAAGAATACAAAGACGCCAAATTTACGGGTAGAGCAATTTGTGCCAGTCGAGGCATTGAAATACATTTTAATAAACGAGACCACAGATTCTCGACTAGTGATTTAAGGAGAAGAGTTAATGCAATACAAGTTTAACGAAGACAAACTAATCGAAGAGTTAAAAACTTATGTTGATAAAACCTACGATCAACATTACGCAACCGACAAGTATCAAGCCACGGATGTTATTATTGATAGTGGGCATGGTACTGGTTTTTGCTTGGGTAATGTAATCAAGTATGCCAAGCGATATGGTAACAAGGGAACTCCTGCTGATGCTCGTAAAGACATCATGAAGATTCTGCACTATGCTCTGATCCAGTTAGACATTCATGATCAAGAGCATAACAAACACTGGGATCATTCTGATGATTATGATGCTCGCGATGGATTTAATGGACGTATCTCAGCACCCGCTCACCATCAATCTTCTCGATTGAACGATGTGTCGCCCGACGAATGGGATAGAGTAAATCGTGTAAAAGGAGCACCTCTCTGTGGATAACATACTAGACTTTGTTGCCTATCGCCAGTTTCGTTTGGACATGGAAGAAGAAAAAGCAAGCGAAGATCTGCGCGAGTCTGTGATGAACTGGATGTGTAATCCTACTGAGTACACTCCCGATACTTTTACTTTCACCCTGGAGACTGAAGATGAGTGAAGACATTTTTGATTTTGGTTTTACTGCTGTCACTGAAGAAGAACTAGAGGTAGTTCAGACAGCGAAAGAACAAGCAGAAGGACATCTGGAAACACATGACCGATTGGTGGAATTGTTCAATGCAGTACAACCTCTGCTGAATAATCTGAAAGCAAATCCGGAGAAGGATTACATTTACTGGCCTAATCGTCTTGCGAAAGTTGAGGAGTTTGAGGACCATCTACAGAAGATTTACCAGGGGAAATAACCATGAATTCTGGAAGAAGAAAACTCATCATGATTTTGTCTGCTATTTTTCTGTGTCTTTTGGCTGTACAGTGTGTAGCCGCAGAGACACAAGAAACCGAATGTCATTACGAAGTCACTCAAGTATTTGAGAACGGCGTGATGGTTAGTGAAACCAAAGTAAGAAAGTGTAAAGAAGAAACCAAAGACAGTAACAAGTTTGATCCCAAGCATAATTTTAATGATTATGTGAAAGTCCAACTTGTTGACGTGGGACTGTTAGGAGTAATTATAGCGTTAGCAAAGTGAGGATATAATGAAGTCGTTATTAATCGTGGCAATGTTGTTAGCAAGCAGTTGCAGTTCAACATACAAAGTGAAGCAAGAAGGTTCTGACAGTGCAATGCTGACACAGATCCCTGAGTGGTACATCAAAAGCGAAGAGTCTCGTGGCTTGTTAGATAGGAAAAACAAATACCGTTACATTTATGGTGTAGGTACAGCCGTATCATCCAATCTACAATTAGCAATTGAAAAGGCAATGATCATTGCGAAAGCAGATCTTGCGGATCAGATTGCGGGGCAAATCAATAAAGAAACTGACTATAAAGTGGCTGAACTAGGAAGTGAGTCTAGTGATTCTGTTGAAATGTCTACCGATTCTCTTGTAAGGAACGTGGTCACGCAAGTGGCTCCTGTTGGTTATGAAGAGTGGAACAAATCCGTGTTGGTTACTGCGACACAACAGTATCGTGCCTATGTTGGTCTTAAATGGACACGCGGTAAGAAAAATCATTTGAATGATCTTATATCATCTGATCTGATCGGTGGTGTTAGTGTTGTACAACCTATAGTGGAGATAGCAGAGTAATGGAAAAGAAAGCAGAGTTTCTTGAAGAGTTAAAGAATGGTGTTGTTACGGTAGAGTTCATGAAGATTAATGACGGTGGTAAGAGGGTAATGCCTTGCACATTAAATCCGGAGTTGTCTAATCATAATGTGCCCGAGATTCTGGAGCAGGTGGCTACTAACGATAATTTTGTTGTGTGGGCCACAGACGTTGAAGCCTGGCGATCATTCCGAGTATCAACTGTAATAGAATGGTATAAAGGTCAGCCTCGCGAAGAGGTCCAAACATAACTACCAATTTTTTCACCGGCGATTAAAATATTGTCACTGACAAAAAGTTTACCGCTAAAAGAACGATAAAGATAATAAGTTTTTCCTGAGACGGGCTGGTACTTTTCTAGTACCATTGTTTGAAGAAGAGACATTATATCACCGTGTTAAGTTGGAATTATATATAATTTTTTAATTTTTAAGGAATGTAATGAGACAAACTGAGTTAAACCTGTCCTATAAGGACACAACCAAATCGCCCTATAATGGGCAGTTCTTCTGCCCGATTCGAGGTGAGTTCAATAACTGGAACGATCATATCAATTGGTACAAGGCAAAGCGACTATGAATGATGTTAAACTGGAGAAGGGTGCACGATGAAAGAAATCACTGATGAAGAATACAATCTCTTCAAAAAACTGACTAAGATTTGGTTCCACACACAACCTGATGGGTGGAAATCTTTCCACCCAGCCAAGAGTGGTTCATTCTTTATATGTGGTGAAGGTGGTGACCACGATGAGAACGGATTACCTGATACTATATTAGTATGTCC